GGGAATTTCAGGATCTAGATATGTCGAATATTTAAGAGCACTAGGTATAAGGTCATCAGATGCAAGGTTACAAAATCCAGAATACCTTGGTGGTGGTAGACAAGTAATTAATTTTTCAGAAGTATTAGCTACAGATGATACAAATACAGGAGACCTTTATGGACATGGAATATCAGCAATGAGAACTAATAAGTTTCGTAGGTTCTTCGAGGAACATGGTATTGTATTATCATTAATGTCTGTTATACCAAAATCAATATATACACAAAGTTTAAACAGAAAGTGGACTAGAACAGTAAAAGAGGATTATTTTCAAAGAGAATTACAATTCATAGGTCAACAGGAGGTATATAATAAAGAAGTTTATACGGAACATACAACACCAGATGGAATATTCGGTTATCAAAACAGGTATGATGAATACAGATCACATCCTTCAGGTATTGCAGGCGAATTTCATTCAACAAACGATCACTGGCATTTAGGTAGGATATTCACAAGTGATCCAGCATTAAATTCAACATTTATAAAAGCTATACCAACAAAAAGAGTATTGGCTTCATCTGGAACAGAAGCTTTATACGCAATGGTAAATAATTCAATTCAGGCAAGGAGACCAATATCAAAAGTTGGAACAGCAAAAACATTTTAGGAGGTTAAAATGGCTAAATTTCAAATATCAAAAGAACTGTTAGAGGAATTATTGCGTACAGGAGTCTGTATATTAACAGAAGATGGAAAAGAGATACCAGACCCTAGACCAATGGAAATAAGTCCAAGGATGGAAAGACCCTTGACTTTACAGGAGCAAATTGATAGAGTTCTACGACAAAGAGTTTCTCGGGAAGCAGCAAATCAAGGTCATGAAACATTTGAAGAAGCAAATGACTTTGATGTAGAGGAGATATTCGATAGTCCAAGTTTCATGTCTAATTATGAAATTGTAGAGGATGAAATACCAATAATGGAGCCAGAGAACTTAAAACCAGATACAGAAGAAGATGAGAATAAAGATATTAATACAGATAAACCCCCAGAAGAAAAACCATCAGAAGAAAACGTTGTTTCGGAGGTTAAGGTTGAATAGGATAGTACACTACTTGATATGTACTATGCTAACTGACACCAGATTTTCAAAAAATGTCTAAAAGAAAAAAAAGAAATAAATATAAGAGGGGAATTCAACGTGATAACAATTATATCACTAAACTAAATAAAGAGTTGTTGAGTTCCTCTTTTTATTTTCAAGACAGAAAAAGATGGTGGCAAGACAGAAGAAGATTTCAACCAGAAGATAAAGTGTATGATATATATCACAAGCCATCAAAGATCATCGCGGGATCGCCGGATGATACAGAAAAGTATTATACAAATAAGTTACACTTTAAGAGTCCGTTTAAAGAAACTGTATGTTTAAAGAGAAAAGCAAGAAGATTAAATTTATTCAGAAAAGGTAAAGTTGGAAAAGGAAAAAAGGTATCAGAAAGAAGAAAAAGGAATATATTTAGTAATATAAAGTGTTAGGAGGTAATATGCCGATACCATTATTAGCAGGAATGGGATCATATTTAGCCGGTGCTTCAGGTTATGGATTATTAGGTGCCGGCTTGGTTTATGATCAGTTTACAAGGAGACAAGATTACAGGACACAAAAAGAATTTGCAAAACATGGTTTAACATGGAGAATGAATCAAGCAAGGCAAGCTGGATTACATCCACTAACTGCCGTTGGTGGATCAGGTCCTAGTTATTCTCCAACAAGACGTGCCGGGATTAACCCGGCAATGGCATTCATTAATTTTAAGCAGCAAAAAGCTGAATTAGGTATACAAAGAGAAAGATTAAAACAAATGAGATTAGCTACAGCAAGATTAGCTGGTCAAACAGTAGCAAAAACAGATTCATTAGGTATAAGAGGTCAAGGCACAACAGTAAGTAATGGAGTTTATCAAGATCCACAAAGACCAACTTCACAATCTGTAGGTGTAGAGAGTTATATGTATCCACAAGACGCTTATACAATAGACGTTGATGGAAATGCGGATCTAGCTTTAACACAATTAACATCTGAACCAGCAGAAAGTGATGCGTATTTTAGGGCAAAAAGATTTGCAAGAGAAGGTTATAGGCACTTTAAAAGCATTACAGGAGCGATTACAAAGCCTATGCCAAGGCAAAAACCCGGAAAAGATCATGTCTGGGCATGGAATAGATGGCAAAACAACTGGCAAAGGGTACATAAGAGAAAAATCAAGCCCATGAGATCGCTTAAAAAGCGTACAATAAAATATAGGCAAAGGTATCCCTACGATTATACGCCATAAAAAGGAGGTAAATATGCAAAAAACATTATTATCATTGGCAATTGATGTACTGGTAGGATTATTATCCCCAGAATTATTAGAAAAGTTCATAAATCATGTAATAGATTATATTCAAGATTACGTTTTAGGTACAAAATCAGATATAGATGATAGAATTATACTTCCATTGTTAGATTCATTAAGGGCAGTCATTAACGTTAAAGATTAAAGGAGGTGAAAAAAATGGCTTATAGAAGAAGATTCAGGAGAGGTTACAGAAGAAATTTCAGACGTGGATATAGAAGAAGTCGTAGAAACTATAATAAGTCCCGTTTTTATAGATCAAGAATAGGTAGACGGATGTGATAAATAGGAGGTGCATACGTGATGTGCAAGACACCCTTTATACGGGAATTAAGACCAGACAAACGTGTGTTACCATACTCAAAATCCGCCAGAATGTCCGCAACCCCCATAGGTTGCGGGCAATGCATTCATTGTAAAATAAACAAATCACGCATATGGATGCATAGAATATTATTAGAACGTATGTGTCATAATTCTTCGGTATTTGTAACGTTAACATATAATGATGAGAATTTACCAATAGATGGGCAAGTAGACAAAAGAGTATTACAATTGTTTATAAAAAGGTTAAGGAGAAGATATGATCCGTTAAAATTAAGATATTTTGGTGTAGGAGAGTATGGTGCAAAAACATTTAGACCTCATTACCATATTATTTTATTTAATTTTGATATAATGCAACAAGAACTAATTAAAGATAGTTGGAAAAATGAGGATGGTGAAGATATGGGATTTATATCAGTTTATATATTAAGTAAGTATTTAGCTAGGTATATTACTGGGTATATTATAAAAGGTTTAAAAGATATGAATTCAGATTATGTAAGAGATAATTATAGGATGATATATGGTTGTACAAAAGAGTTTATGATTTCATCAAAAAAAAATGGAGGTATTGGATTTAAGGCAATAGAAAAAATGGCAAAAGAGATTAAAAAAACTCCATACTTCGATGTAAGAGTTATAAAAGAATTAAAGTATGGAAAGAAATTAAAGTTGCCGTTAGGTAGATATTTAACAGAGAAATTATCAAAAGAGATAGGAGTATCAGAGCATTTAATAGAGGAAACATTAAAATCGTATCAAGAGGGTTTGTTCAATGATTACCTTAATAGTGATAGTTTTACAGATAATAACTATCTTTTTAATATTATCGATTCAAAAGAGGATAAAAGGCAAAGTCAAATAGCAAAGAACAGGATTTATAAACAAAAAAGGAATATTTAAAATGAAAAGATCAAAATTTAGTTTATCACATTACAAATTATTGACTATGGATATGGGATATCTTGTACCGATAGCTTATTATGAGGTATTACCGGGCGATACCATGCAACAATCATCAGCGGCATTAATTAGAGTAAACAAACTTCTAGCTCCGGTTATGCATCCATGTAAAGTTAGAATACATCATTGGTACGTACCATTAAGATTAATATGGGAAGATTTTGAGGAGTTCATAACAGGTGGAGAAGATGGAACATCAACGCCAACAGCACCATATTTATCTAGGGCAAGTGTGGCAGAAAGTTCACTATATGATTATTTAGGAGTACCCCCAGCGTCATATTCTCCAAATTTGGATATTTCAGTATTACCAATTCGGGCATACAATAAGATATATAATGAAAATTACAGAGATCAAGATTTAGTTACAGAAACTACAACATCAGTAGCAAGTGGATTAGATGTAACAACATTAGCAAATTTACAAAGGTGTTCATGGGAAAAGGATTATTTCACTACAGCAAGACCATGGGAACAGAAAGGAGACGAGGTTACGATCCCAATAACAGGTGATGCTCCAGTATATGGTATAGGTAAAGCGGATCAAGGCTATGATGAGTCAAGCATAACAGCATATGAGTCAGGTGCTTCAGCTTCAACAACCTATGCAGATGCTACAAAAATACAAGGTTCATCTGGTGATGTTTCAGATCATGCGTATATAGAAGAAGATCCAGATAATGCAGGTTATCCAAATATATTTGCAGATATGTCAAGTGTATCAGCTATAGGTGTTAATGATTTAAGGTTATCATTAGCAGTACAAAGGTTTCAAGAAAGAATGGGAATTTCAGGATCTAGATATGTCGAATATTTAAGAGCACTAGGTATAAGGTCATCAGATGCAAGGTTACAAAATCCAGAATACCTTGGTGGTGGTAGACAAGTAATTAATTTTTCAGAA